CAGGCGCTTGCCGGCAGCATCGGCGCTGCACTCTGGATCGTCCTCGCACTGCTGCTGCACAGCGTCGAGGCCCTCACGGCCAGGGAAGCGGGCGAACAGAGCGCGGATGTCGCTGCGACGCTGACGCTCGGCGGCAAGGATGGCGGCGCGATCGGCCGGAGCGTTGGACGGATCCTGCGCGCCGGTGGTCACGCCCGGGGTGTGTTCGTTGGGCATGGTCGTTTCCTCGGTGGTGGAAGCCGGCGACTCCGGCTGGTCTGCAGCAGCGGGTGCTGCCGAAGGGGTTAGCGCGGCGGGAGGCGCCGCCGCTCGCGATGGCAGGGCCATGCGATGGCAGGCCGTCATTGCCATGGCCGTGATCTGGGAGGGGGCGCCGCTGAGGTGCCGCTGGAGCAGGCCGCGCACCAAGGCGCCCGGGTCGTAGGCGTTCGCATCAGCGGTCTTCGCGCCGGCGTCGTCGGCCTGCTCCAGGGCATCGGCGAAGCCTTCGGCTATGGCCTCGGCTCCGGTGTAGTAGTGATCCTTGCCGTCAGTCAGCAGCGCACGAATGTCGTCGGCATCCTGGCCGGACTTGCGCACGTAAGCGGACACCATCGACGCGGCATAAGTGTCGAGGATGTCGGCATAACGCCGCATTTCCTCGGCGTTGCCGATGATTCCGCCCCAAGGCGCGTGAATCATCAGCAGGCTGGTCTCGGGCGCCTGCACCTCATCGCCGGCCATCAAGATCAGGCTGGCGATGGACATGGCCACGCCGTCGATCGTTGACACCTTGCGCGCGGGGTGCGCGCGCAGCGCGTTGTAGATCGCCAGGCCATCGGCGACGCTGCCGCCGTAGCTGTTGATGCGGACGTTGATCTGCTCAGTCGACGGATCCAGCTCGGCGAGCTGCTTGACCACATCCTTGGCGGTGACGGACTCGCCCCACCACGATTCGCCGATGTCGCCGTAGATGATCAGGTCGGCCTGGCCGGCCTTGGCAGACGGACGCAGCGCGAGGATGTTCTGGGCGTTACTTGCGGGCACGGTGGGCCTCCTTCTTGCGCACCACGCGTTTGCGGGTGGAACGCTTGGCAGCGGTCGGCGCGGCGGGCGGGTTGGGTTCGGGGTCGTCGGTGCGATCGCCGTCGCTAACGCCGGTGGCAGCGTCGGACTCAAGCACCAGGCCCAGCTCGGCAGCCAGGTCGCGCTCGCGGCGCAGCTGCTCGAACACGTCCTGCAGGCGGCCGCCGCGCTCGCCGATGATCTGCTGCAGGCTGCGGATGCCGGTGCGGGTCAGCAGGCGCAGCGCGGTGCCTTCCTTGAGTGGATCAATCCAGGGCATCGGCGGGCCCTTGAAGTCGGCCTGCGCGACGGTTTCCGGACGAATGCCCGCCGGCACGCGAATCTGGCCGGATGCGATGGCGACCGAGACGAAGCGCTCCCACACTGGCCGCACGAAACGTGCGGTGAAGTGCTGGGTGGCAACCTGGTAGGCCGACCACTGCTCGACAAGCTCCTGGCGTTGGGCACTGTAGGTGCCGTTGTAGCTTCGGCTGAGGCTGCTGTAGCCGATGTCGGTGCCGGCGGAGACGGCACGCAGTTGATCATCGCGGAAGGTGCCGAGGTTCGGGTTGGGTCGCGAGGGATCCAGCATGTCCAGCTCTTCGCCGGGCAGCAGGTCATCGATGAGCATTCCGGCACGCATGCGGATGTTGCGCGGCTTGAGCGGGTCGAAGTCGGCCGGCGGCGTCCACTGCATGTCCGGGCTGCGCTTAATGAACGCAGCAATGGCCGCACCCATGCGAGCGGCGACGCGCTCGGACTCCTCGTAATCCTTGAGGTCTTCCAGCCTGGTGATGACCGAGGCGAGGATGCTGATGCCGCGCAGCCCGCTGAAACGGTCGCGCACGGCGACATGCAGCATGCGCTCGGCCGGCACGCGTTTGAGGTCGGCGGTCAGCTGCCGCAGGAATCCGCCCGGGTGCCGACGGTGCACGTAGAACGCGATCGGACGACCCCAATCATTGCGCTCGATGCCGGCGAACACGCCGCGGCTGTCGTCGTGGTGATCAAGCGGGACGAAGTCGGGCTCCAGCAGCTCGATGGAGTACGGCACCTGCGTGCCGTGGTCAAGCGTCGCCACCGGCCCCTCGACGTGCTGGCCGAACACCTCGCCATCGCGCAACCAGGCGCGGCAGGCCAAATGCTGGGCCTCGACCCAGTCGAGCGTGCGAGTCACCTCGGGGTGACGGGTCCAGTCGCGCCAGAGGTTGAGCAGCTGGCGCGCAAAGTCGTCGTCGATGTCGTCATTGCCGCGCCGCGGCTGCGGCTCGACGCTGATACCGTTGGGCCCGACGATGTTGCGCACTGCGACGCCCATGGCGCCGCGCACCAGATCGTGGTCACGCTCCAGCGTGCGGGCCAGGCTGCGGATGGTGGCGGCGTCGCGCTGCACCACCACCTCGGCGCTGCCGCCGTCCATCTTGCGGTGCGGGCGCGTGCGCGACGGCGTGGCGGCGTCGTAGCGCGCCAGCACTGCACGGGCATGCGCGCGTTGCAGCGCAGCGGCAGGGCTAAACCAGCTGATGGCGCGATCCAGAAGATTCACGGTTCGAGCTTCGCGCAGCCGTTGAAGCTGGCCACCGAATAGCCCAACGAACTGCGACCGGATGCCGCCGCGGTTTCGCGGCGGATCTGGGATTGCAGATCGGAGATTGCGCGGCGGACTTCGGCAAGCTCAGCATCGATCAGCTGGCGCTCGCCGAAGCGTACCGACTGACCCTGCGCCAGGATGGCGGCCTCACGGGCGAGGTAGGCGTCGAGTCGGGCCTGTGTGCTCATGGGCGGCTATCGTGGCCGCCCAGTCAGTTAAAAGTCTTGGTGAAACCTTTAACTATCTTCTCCCTCGATCAGGCCGCCCGGCCGCGCTTCTTTTGCGGGTGGTACTTGTAGGCGGTTGGGCGAGTGCAGCCGTGCTTTTCCGTGATCTGCTCGACCCCCATCCCAGCGCGCCAGTCCTCCGCGATCGCCTCCCCGTCATACTTCGGCTGCGCCGGGAACGTGACCCGGTGCCCGCTCAGATGCGCCTGCAGGATCACGCACAGATGATCCGCCGCCTGAAACGCCTGCGCGCTGGGCAATCCGCTGATGGCGAAGTGCAGCGCCTTCGCGAACTCAGCCCGCAGGGCCTCGGTCTCTTCCTCGATCTTGATGTCGGTCATCGGTCCCATCCTCCGGAGTAGCGGTCGCCCTGGGTGGGCGCGTTGTTCTCGGTTATTCGCGATTGCACTGGCGCAGCGGCAGCGCGCGCACCATGCGCCGGAGCGCTGAACAGATCCGGAACTGGCTCCAGTTCGGCCTCAAGCGCCGACCATTCGTGCTCACGCACCATGTCCAGCTTCACCGCCGGAGACAGCGCGGCCCACAGCGCGTAGACGAAGGTATCGAGCGGCTCGTTGCGCTTTCCCTTCGGGCAGATCCAGCGTTTGGCGGCAAGGTCGAAGTACTCGACCGTCAGCCCTTCGTAGTAGCTGCTGGGCAGCGCACCCGGGTCAGGCCTGAGCGGGTCGAATGGCTCACCGCGGCCGGCCGGGAAGCGGATCATTCGCTGCGCGATGTCCTCGGCATTGCCGGTGCGCTCGGCCTCGCTGATGCGATGACCGTCGGCGTTGAGCCAGCCGTAGATGATGTGCTTAAGAACGCTGGTACCCGCACCCCACACGCCCACGCTACGCGCGAGGGTCTGCTCGCGGAAGTTGACCTCGGATTTCTTCGGACGGTACACCGCGCGCTCCGAGTTCAGCTCACTGCGGCCGCGCACCAGGTAGACGTGCTGCGCTTTGACGCGATCGCCGCAGGGGATCATGCGCTGCTTGCCGCTGAGCCCGACCCGGGTCTTAACGTACTGCGCGACCATTTCGGTCCAGTTGCCACCGTCGATGGCAACGGCGCGGATATGCACCTGCTGGCCGTTCCGCTTGGCATAGCTGCGTTGCAACCAGGCATCGAGGTCTGCGTAGCCTTCGGGAAGCGATGGATCGCCAGGGATCACTGCATAGTCGATCACCCGGGCATGCTGTCCGCGGCCCCAGCCAATGACCTGGACCTCGAATCGGTCGTGCTGGCAGTCGACGCCGGCGGTGAGAATCAGCGCGCCGTCAGGCACCGTTCCCAGGTGCACACCAGCTTCCGCGCGCCGTTCGATCTCGGTGTGATCCTGCGCCTGGCGTTCGCCTTCGAAGACCTCGCCCAGGATCAGGTTGCGGAAGCTCGCCTGCTTGGCCGGGTTGGCGTCGGCCTCGGCGCGGCGGTCTGCGATGTCGCGCCAGCTGAGCCCCAAGCCCGAAGGACAGTAGGCGGCCCAGATGTGGTAGCTGCGATGCGTCGGGTCGGCAGACGGATTGGCCGGCACCCAGCGGGCGCCTCCGGGGTTGTCCGCGGTGGCCTCGGCCAGCATGCGCTCTTTGTGGTGCTCCTCGATGACGCCGCCGCAGCCGCCTTTGCCGCCGCACACGAAGGTGCCGTCTGGCTGCAGATGATCGATCACCAGCGGCTGCAGGTGGCCGCAGTGCGGGCACGGCACGTGGTAGTAGCGCTGATCGCCGTCGTGGAAGTCGGCGTCGATGTTGCTGAGCCCGGCCACGGTGGGCGTGCAAGCGCGGTAGATCTTGGCGCGGTCGCCGTAGGACAGCGCACGGGCCTCGACCTGTTCCTTGGCGCCGCCCTGGCCGCCGAGGTCGCGCGGGTACTCATCGACCTCATCGAGAAACAGGAAGCGCGCGGTGCGCTGGCGCAGCTGGTTGGAGCTGTTCGCCCAGATCACCCACAGCGTCCCGCCGGGGAACAGCTTCTCAAGGGTGTTGTTGGACTCGATGCGCTCGGCCAGCGCCGGCATCATCTCGACGGCGGGCTCGAACTTGCCGGCGGACCAGCTGCGCGCCAGATCCTTGACCGGCTGGCTGACGATCATCGAGTCCAGGCCCAGGGCGATGACGTAGCAGGCCCAGTTGATGCCGACCTCGGTGGCGCCGATCTGCGCCGATTTGCGGAAGCTGACGGTGCGCACCGGCGAGTGCTCGCTCAGCGCGTCCATGATCTCGCGCAGGTAGGGCGTGCGAGACGTGCGCCAGCGGCCGGGCTCGGCTCCGCTGCCCTTGGCGATGACGCGGTGCTGATCGGCCCACTCACTGACGGTGATGCGAGGCGGAGGCGTCCAGCCTTGGGCCCAGGCTTCGCAGACGGAGGCGAACCCGTCAGCCAGCGGAACGTCGTACCGGAAGCTGTCCAGGCTCATGCTGCCTGGTTATCCGGCCTGGACGCAGCAGCGACGCTGGCGGCCGCGGCCTGCAGGTCATCGCAGATCAGCCGAACCTCAGCATCGACCAGCGACTCGCACTCGCGCGGGTCGCTGCTGGCGGCGAGCTGCGTGCGCAGCCGCGAGCCCATCGTGCGCAAGCGCTCCTGTGCCTGGCGAGCCACCGTGAACGCGGCGCGCTGGGCATCCTTGCGGCGCACCAGGTCACCGGCCTCCTCGCCCAGCTCAAGCTCCGCCAGCCGCGCCTTCGCCAGGCGCTCGCGGCGCACGGCCTCCGCTACGCTGACGCCTGGGAGATCGACCACACCGCCAGATGCCGATGCACCTGGCCGCGCAGCAGGCGCAGAACGATCGCCGCCTCGAACCGGATTCAGCTCGCCAGCGAGCTTGGCGTCGGAGGCATCCCGGTCGATCCGGCCCTCGGCATCCACCACCAGCCGGCCCTGGCGCTTGAACCGCCTGATCAGGCTGTCGCTACGCCCACAATGCGCTGCGTACTCAGCCGTCGACAGCCAGACCGTGCTCACCTACTCCCCCTCGGAACCAAAACCGGAACCCGGAACACGCACGAAAACTGCGGCCATGCCACCCGCATCGGGCGAGGCTCGGATAGGACCCGCGACCAGCCGGAAGTGGACACGCTCACAGCATGAACCTAGCCTGCGCGATGGATCGATATGCGGTGAGCTTGCACACGCCGTACTTCTCAACCAGGTCTTCGGCCAGCACGCACAACGGCACACGCAGCAGGTCAGGCATCGCCGCAAGATCCGATGCGATCTGGTCGACGGTGCGCTGCTGATCGGCAGCCACTTCGGCATGCGCTTGTGCCGCTGTCACGGCGCCATACTCCGGGCCAACGCTGCGCAGATCGAGTCCACCCGATCCTTGTTGCGCTGCTGCTGTTCCTCGGTGAGCACCACCGCAGGCAGCGCCACCGGCTCAGGCCGAGACGGCAGCGCCGCGATGAGATCCGCCATCTGGGGCCACACCCGCTGCCGAGTACGCAGCCTGTAGAACGCCCCCTCGAACCGCGCAACATCCGCCTCGACCCAAGTGCCTGCCCGCAGATCCCACAGGTCCTGTGCCCAGACCTGCACCGTGGCCTCTAGCATGTCCGCGGCCGGGCAGCGCTCCAGCCCGAGCGCGTACAGCCGGGCGATGCCGGTGCGGATGGCACGGTCAAACCAGGGCGGAATGGCTGATGGCTGGGACTT